CATATGAATATGCCGTTACATAGTGTAATCCCTCACTTAGTGCTGCTCTCCCTGGCAAAGTTAGGGAAGCTGCATACGTACCTGCTGCAAAGGTGGCGCCAGTTGTTTTTCCGAACCCTACCGGCTGCGCTGTATTTGTTGGGCTATCAACAAGGATTATTAAATCACCACGGGCGGAAGTTGCGCTTGCCGTCAACTGACCAGTAACGATACTTTTTGAAGTTTCGTCACCCCAGCTTAAAAAATAATTCCTGAGCGCTGTACTTACTTCTGACCCGCTAGTAATGGCAAGGCCAGCACCAATGGTAGATATAGATAGATCTCGGCGATTAAACCAGTTCAGGCAATAACGCTGCGTAATAGAATCAACGAACTGACCCGGAGTATTAGCGCTGGTATAAACCATCCCAACCAATGACTGAGTGGCGTCACCGATTTTTACCTCTACTCCATTCGAGCCGTTCACGTGTCCAGTAGTGGACAAGTTTAGTACTGGCGCAGCAGTTGTCCCTGATAAATAAACATAGTACAGCGTAGATGCCACAAGCTCCGTATTTAGTACGGCAATCCCAGTAAGTGGGATTTGTAGAGGCACTCCATTAACTATGACGCTCTGTCCGTTTAATGGAGATATCTTCAAAGAAGTCGCGCTGACGACGGACAAACGACACTGCCCATGGCCGGATTTACCGATCAGTGTCTTAATTGCCGAAAGAACTTGGTTCTGTGTTCCCTTTACCGGAGTTACCGAGCCGGCAGCGAGAATACTCATGAGTTCTTCCTGAATATCGTTCAGCCAGTCGTCCGTCACGACCGTAGCCTGCACCCCGCCGACCGGATCGCCATCTGTGAAATAGTTATCTACCGTGGCACCAGGGCCGTCAATTCTGTGCATGCATTATTCTCCGTACGCGAAGAGCGCAATGGTGTGCGCCGGCTTCAATTGGTTGATCTTGCATTCGAGGGTGTCATTGCCCCACGTGCGCAGGCGTTCGCCGGCAGCAGAGGCGCCAGCACGGAAGGTGATGGCTGTTGTTTCTGGTGCGCGAATCAGCCAGGTGAATGCCCAGGGTCCGTTCGTTAGCGCATCGCCCGCACGGGAGCGCCCCGCCCGGAATGGGCGAAACTCTTCAATCGTTACGGTGTAGCCAAGCGCAGCGGCCAGGTCGATAAAGTAGGCTGGCGATTGCCCGCCAGTGCTGGTCAGTTTTGCGATAAGGGCGTTCTTTCGGCCTTGAATTGTCTCCTCGAGCACACCCGAGCATTTGTCAGGAAGGCCCGCGACGAGCTCCCAATCACTGAGTAATTCGTTGGTCGTTGCCGGGTTGGCCTCGGCCGGTAATGTTTCACCGCGCAGATCAACGCGCGCCAATTCAATCGACATCCCGTCAAGCAAGTCGTGAAGCGTGGTTCCGGCTTCCCGAGGGAAAGCCTGACCGGGAGGCAGCAGCGATTTCAGCTGCTCCAGGTAGTCGGCAGCTGTCGGCATTACGCCTCCTAAAAGCTTATGAAGGTGATGGTGCCCATGGTCGCCATGTGCCCAGCCGCGTGCGCGACGTCTGCCGTCGGCGAGGTAATGACGTTGTCAGCTTCACCAGCGGCAAGGGACACGGACTCGCGCAGGCGACTGATCAGGATCGACGCCCCAGGCTTGGCGTCTCTTACGATCAGGTCAGCCACCTCTGCGGTTACGGCCTTCTGAACCGTTGCAGTATTCGGCGATAGCTTCACGGTCATGTTCAATGGATCAGCGATCGGGGCCGCGACAAAGACTTCGGCGGTGACCGGACGGCGCGCATCGATGTAAGCCTGCACCTCTGCAACCTTCGCGGGTGTGGGAATGATGTTGGTTTCACCATCACAGACAAACAACACCGTGACAGTGCCCGGCCCCATTTGAAGTGGATAAACCCAAGCTCGAGTCACGCCCGGAACTTCAAGCGCCCACCCCTCATAATCAAAAGATGCTCCGCCGTGAGGGGGTTGTCTTATGCGCTGGAGTAGTCGACTCAAGAGTTGCGGGTCTGTCTCTACGTCCAAGCCACCGTCAATAGCGACCGAGACAGCTGCCGTTGACTGAACTCCTGCGACGGGTGAGAGCAGGAACAGCGGCGTTCCGAAGATTGAGTCGCCTGCAACGCCGGCTTCAACAGCCACGACCGTCACTGCGAGGGCAGTGCCAGTGAAAACAGAGGTCGCCAGCACGCGATATTGAATACCGTCCTGGCGCTGAAGAATCGTCCCGACCACTACCGTCGAGCCAATGGCCCCTGTCAGCAGAGCTGTACCTGTTGAGAAATCGGCCGTCTTGCGGAAGATCTTCCAGATGGCAGCCCAGCGCTCGAGATATTCCTTTTCCGCTGTGTCGATGATTGCCTGCTTGGCTGCCCAGTCGAGGAAGCCGTACAGCATATGAACAGCGCCAGCCTCAGACCGGGCGAGAATCCCGAGCAGTGATCGGCGCAACACGGCGCTTTCCACGCCAGTGACGCGTCCACTGATGTCGGTGGTTACCCGGTCGATAAGCTCCGTTAACGTGGGTCGAACAAATGGCATCAGGCGCTCCTTTTGGCGGCCTGAGCCGACCATTCATAGTTGTAGCGATAACGAGCGGGAGACCCTGAAGGTCTGTAAATGTCGATGAACAGCAGCATCCAACCCTTCGCCGCGTACTCGGCGCTGACAACAACCTGAGTTGCCGCCTTGTCGTCGATCATCCAGGCGAGCGAATCGCGGCAATACTGCTCGGCACGGCCCAGCACCTGAGGCGTTTGCTTCTCGCGTGACAGTAACCAGAGCAGTGAGCCGGTTTGATCCGAGGGCGAATCATTGCTGACGTCACCCCAGTAGCCCCGCAAGTCATCGGAGGGAAACTCCGGCGGGATCTGCTCGGGGTTGGCCCGTCGATCCGTAAACAGGCTAATGATCACGGATGTTTCCAGGCCATCGTCACGCTGCAGGTCGAAGCCTAACAGCACCAGCTCGCCGCCGTTTTCGGTCATTACCATGGAGGCGTCAGCCATCAGGCGGGTACTCCCGCACCGCCATTCAGGTGCGTGTGGGTACTGCCAATGCTCTTGCCGTTGTTGGAGATGGTCCCGGCGCTGGTGATGTTGCCGACGACATCTAGGTCGCCAACGATCCGGATTGTCGGTGCCTCAATCTGTAGATGCGTGACGGCGGTGATCTTCACCATGTCGCGCAGCAGCTCGAATTTGTTGCCAAGGTCGTCATACATGGCTACCTCGCCCGCCTCCATGCTGAGCCGAAAACGGCGGTCGTCGATGACGATCACGATACCTTGCTCACGATTCCCACCCAAGAAAGCCACGGCTACATCCCCACCCGTTGGGTGACTGGTGAAGCCGTAGTTCTGCATGTGCTCGACGCCGTCGCGCAGTTCATCTTTGAGCAGTTCAATCTGTACCTGTTGCCGCCCGTTGCTGTCGTCGACGCCGCGCAGTACACCGCGACCAAACATCATCATTACTCGGGAGCTGAGGTCTTTCAGCGCGTTACCCATCTTTTTTGTCCTCTTCGACAATGGCTTCAGCCCAGATGTTGCGCCCGCCAGCCTTGACCTTTTTGCCGTCCTTGGAGTCCGGCGGTTCGGGTGAGAACGTCTGCGGGCTGACGATATCCAGCTTCGTGGTGGTACCGCTCTCGCCACGCTCGAAGGTGGCCTGGCGGATAATCATTTCGCCGTCCATACGCAACCAGGAGGATTTCACCTGGACCAGCATCCCCGGCTCCCAGAGCGGACCACCCGGCTTCTGCCGCCAGCCCTGCACCGTGACGCTGGCAGTTGCCGACTTGCCTACACGACTGTTGGCTTCCCACGTGGCGCGCTCTTGGGCGCTGGCATTGGTGCTGCCCGATTCAGCGACAACCAGCAGGGGCCGGTAGCGACTGACACCGCTGTCACGGGTGCCGCCTTCGATATGCGCCTCGGTTTCACCTTCGCTGTAGGGGTTGTAGGCGGCCTGGCCTTTCACCAGGTAGGTCTGAAAACGCTGACTGTGATCGATGCTGCCGCTCGCGCTGAGGATGTTCTCGCCCTGCACCAGGCCAACGACGGCACGCTTGGTACCCGCACGGGTGATCAGCAAGCCACCGGCCCCGTCCGGCATCAGCAACACGCGCCGCTGACGGGCATATCGCTCGATTGCTTCGAAAGCAGTCTCGCCCTGTTGAAGCTTGCAGACGGTGAACGCCTCACCCACCTCGACATTCGCCGAGACCTTCACGCCAAAAGGCTGTGCCAGTATTTGAGCGAGCCGCAGCAGGTCGATGTTTTTCCATTCGTCCGGCTTGTGAACTGCGCTGCAGTCGATCAGGTCGGAGGTCTTGTCGCGCCCTTGAACGTTGATGGTGTGATCGGACGCGCTAAACGACGGCCTGAAAATGTCCACATAGCCAATGACCATGGGGATACCACCGAGACGAACCTCGCACTGGTCGCCTGGAAGAATCGGCCACGGTTCGGTCTGAGCGCCTGAGCCATTCTGACCCTCCCATCGCTCGGTGAGCGTGACGGTGAACGCGCTCGACGCGGCATCCACGGCGCGGGTGACGCCAATATCTGTCCACCCGGAGTAGTTCATGCCGTTGACCAGCAGTTCGAGATCATCCATCTGCCAACACCTCGATGCTGCGCCCGCCAATCATGAACCCCGGGTGCCGGGGGTCGTTTCGACTGACCAGGTCATCAGAGCGGCTGGCATCGCCATACAGCTGATACGCGACCAGCAGCGAGGGCAGTGTCTGGCGAAGTCGGTACTCAACCAGTTTTGGGAGCGCCTGATCGGGATTCGGTACGGCCTGAATCACCGTGGTACGAAGGTCGGTCAGTGCGACATACGCCTCGTCGCTTTTGGTTGCCTCACTTTCAGTGTCCAGCCGGTCAGTCAGTTGGTCCCTGACCGCGATCGCGTCCTGATGGCTGTCGTATTGGGTTAGCGATGCGCTGGTGGACGTGTTCTTGGGTGAGGTGGTGACAGTCGTCACTTGAGTAACAACCGCTGCCTTGGCCGCCTCAGCGACGGCCGTCTGGCGAATGACTGCCGCGAATAAACGGGTGTTGGTTGTTTGTTGTTGCCTGCTGGGCGTTGCGGTTGACGAGGGCTTTTCGGCATCACTTGAGGCGTACTGATCAAACAGATTCATCAGCATCCCTAACCCATTGGAGCCGAATGCCGAGCGGATGCTTCCCACTATCCCGGTGATTTTGTTGACCAGTGCCAGTGGCTGCTGGATCAATGAGAAGGCATCTTCGCCAATAGATTTTGCTTCGGAGTAAAAATCCGAGGCCGCCTGGATGTCGGAGGTGAAATTGAAGGACGGCGACGCCATGAAGTCGCTGAACGACTTGACGCCCGCTTCGGCGGCTTGCGCCACGTAGGCAGGAAAACCCGTGGTCACAAAGTCCGCCACGAAGCCGGCCTTGGCCACCTCAGTCACCAAATTGCCTTTGGCGCTTATCGCATTAACCGTATCGACCTTGGCCGATGGGTAGGACGCCTCCCCGGCTTCCAGAAACGTCAGGGAGATCGTGCACTTGCCGCCCTCGGCTGAACTCTCGCTGACATTCAGGCCGCGACACACCACGGTCATTTCGCCGCGGTATGGGTGAACCAGCACACCAGGGCCCGCCAACTCACAGGCTTTAATCAGCTCATCACGTGCGAGATGGTATTCCTTGCCCAGCAAGTAACCGGTGACGCCAAACTCGCGGGACTTGCGGCCAAGGTCTTCGGTATAGGGGATATCCCGCTGCGCCGCCTCATGTACCGCCTGGCGCCGACCATGGCTACTGTCGGCACTTTCCACGAAAAAAGCCGCGCCGCGAAAGGTCGCGGGGCGGTAAGTGTCTCGCCAAGTCATGGGGAGCTCCGGCTATGGGGCCATCATTGAATAGCCAATATTGGTGTCGAACTGCGCACCAGGGCTGCCCTCGGTTTTCACCTTGGATCCCGGCGGAAGGTTTGGCATATCAACTGTCAACTTAACCTCCTGCTGGGGGAGTACCGATTGTTGCGCTGCGGCCTGCCCCATCTGTGCGGCGCGCTGGCCAAGGTCACTGACTGACCGGGGTGGGCCAAGCGCTGCATTCGGATCAGCAGCCAATGCGGCCGCAACCGGTGATGCCGATGGACGCTCTCCGGCGGCGTCTACCGTGGCGCCATCGATACCAAGGAGTTTCTTGGCCCAGTCCGGTAGGCCGTTCTTGATCGCGGATACGGCATCGGAGATTTTCGCCCCAAGAATTGACCCAAGGTCCCAACCCGTCAGGTATTTGATAAGGCCATTGAAGGCTTCCATCATCAACGTAACCGGGTTGTACGCCAGCCAGACGCCGACAATGCCGTTGATGATCCCATCGCTGAACGCAGCCTTTACGCCAGCCCACTTCTCAGTGAAGAAGGTGACAATGCTGTCCCAGTTTTTGTAGATCACGAATGCCGCAGCGCCGATGGCCACAACAGCCCCAAGGAACCACCCGACCGGTGTCAGTGCGAGGGTGACGCCCAGCGCTTTCAGGGCCAGGGCCAGGTTAAGCACGCTCATCACCAGGCCGCCGCCGATATACAGGCCCAATGCTGCAAAGATCAGGTTTGCACCGCCGAACGTGTCGCTCAGCGCACCCATGATTGCAATCACGGGTTGGATGCCGTCATACAGGTCACCAATGAAACCGGTTACCTTCTCAATGTTGGCCGGCAGGTTGGCCGCGAAGGCCGTCGCAAAGGCTTCAATCTGAGGCCGATACTTGACGATGTTGTCGATCAGCTTGCTACCGAGGATGTTCAGCTGCGGCACCAGCGCGCTACCAATCGTATTGCCCACCCCACCGAGCGCGGCGTGGATGGTGTCCAGCGTGTCGCCGAAGTTCTCGCCCTCACGAACCGCACTGTCCGAGATGACGATACCCAGGCGTCTCGCCTCAGCCGCCATATCCTTGAGCCCAGCACCGCCGCCACGAATCAGCGGCAGCAGCTC